CCGCATAGTAGTCCCCTCCACAACTCTCTCTGAACTGACCAGTCCAAAAAGACTTGTTCTTGTTCACGATGAGACCGAAGTCCTCGAGAACGCGAATCACTGAAGAAACATAGCCTACAGGGACAATAATGTCATCCCCATAGACACGCACTTTCCCGCGCATCGATGTGATGTCAGCGCGGGTTAGCGGCCTGTTGAGAGCCTTCTCTATGCCCAGAAAGACCAGGGTGCAGAACACCATAGCCTCAATGGGGAAAGTCAGCCCTGATCCCATAGACGCGAACTTGGCCAGGCGGATTACGCCATGGTCAGGCACATTAGCTGCTCGCGACCTGCATGCCTGCACGGCCTCTCCCAAAGAGGGGAAGCGCTCAAACATGCGGATTACAAGCTGATTCGAGACACGATCGCTGGCTTCCTTCAAGTCGAGGGTTGCCAGTTGACCAGTTGCCGACCCTTCGCGCGCAAGCGCTCGGTTAGGCTCCTGAGAGTCGAAGCAGATAAACGAACTTGCGTTCGCATCCTGCCGAAACTCTTCCTTCATCATGCTGAGTATCGCCTGCTGAATATACATCATACAAGCGGGTTCCTTTGCAATGATACGAGGTGTCTTTTGCGTTTTAGGCACGTCAATGACCTCAACGGGTCGTTCACGGCCGGGATCACGGAAGTCAACACGGTCAAGAGTGAGATAAGCCGAGCGCGAAGCGCGGGCATACTCGAGATAGTGAATACCAGCCGCCTCAAGGCGGTCGGTCCACTCGCTCAAAGTCCACTTCTTGTTACCTTTAAGGCCGTCAGCGACGGCCCCGGGTCCGTGCTTGGGTGCTAGCTCGCCGTCGTAGATTCGACGATCGAGACGGGAATTGAGATCGCTCCAGAGGAGACGAACAATGTTCCCAAAATCAGCGTAATGGCCAAGGCCACGACGCTTATCACCCAACTTGACATCCCGTTCACACTCGACGTACCCCTGGTACGCGGTCTGGATTCGTTCATTAGAACACTCCAATTCGATTTTCGCGAACGCCATTGTTACTTGGCGCACAGCTTGGATCGCCGTCACACTAGGGTTGTCGAGCAACAAACCACTACCAGAGTCAAAGATCTGGCCCAACAGCCCACCCAGGAACCTGGGGAGCTGACCTCGCTTGTCGAAACCGGCAAACGAGGCGGGACCAACCCGTCCCTCTGCTAAGGCCTTTTGGAGGTCCGAAGCGAAGGATGGAAGGGTTATCGTGAGAAACGATTGACCCTCGATCTCGACTCGATCCGTGACTGTTTTAAAGTCACGGAGGGTGCTTACGTTGCCTAGCCTGCCCGCATCCGCGAGCAGGTGCTTCTGTAGAAGCAACATCTGGCTATCCATGTTTCCCTTTCAAGGTTACATGACTGGTCGGTCCCTTACGGGTACCGACCTCCATAGCTCAGAACACTAGTGCGATCCGCGACGAGAGTAGTTAGTTCTCGCCGCCCAGGATCTTGGTCAGAAGGGCACCAGAGCTCGCCGTGAGCGCCGTAACAAGCGCTGTGACGAGATCCTTCTGCTCCGCCAGGGTAAGTCCCAGGTTAGGGACGTCGACGTTGACAAACGCCGACATACCGACGGGGCGGGAGATACCGCTTGCATATGGATCAGCCACGACCTTGGTGAGGTCGAGACGCACCGAACGGCGCGTCCGAGTCTTTCCCTTGGAATGGTTGATCTTCAGCACGACCGTGCCGTCGTCTTTCGAGTAGACGGCGCTTCCTCCGTTCTGTTCAGTTCGGGGAAGGGACGTTGCGGTACCACCGATGGTGACCGACTGAGGATCGCTAAGTGCCATGAGCATTACTCCTTACAGTTGACTAGCTAACATCTGTCAGCTTGGTGTGATAGAATACCTCCCTTAGGGGTTAGTTTCTTATGGACGCGGTGCCCGGCTCATGCCGAGTGCCGCGAGGATGGCCCATTGATCAGCCGTAAAGGCGTCAGGGTCGAGGCCAAACCCAAACGGGCTTGCATGGCTCCGAATCTTTCGAACGGAGTGGCGTGAAGACGCCAACACACCGGAAACCTGCGTTCTGGCGAGGAAAGTGGGTCCCGATCTCGCAAAGAGACCCGGGGCAGTCCACTCCTCCTCATCAGTGACGTTGGTCATGATGTATCCATAGTGCAAGACTTGACGATCGAATGTAAGTGCTGAAAAGTTACCCAGCACATCGCCGTAATTGACGAACCAGTCGATCAGCCAAGACCAAGGCGTTAGTTCCCACAAAGTGGAAGCATCCACCGTGAGGCCTAACGTGGCCCTGACTGCCCACGCACGTCTTTGTGCAGGGGAGGGAGGAATCCCTGCCCTGCTCTGGGGTGCCCATCTAACA